TTCTCCTGTGGGTGGTTAGTGTTAAGCGGCAATTTCAGATTCAGTGGCTTTGGACATTTGCAGACCTGCTTCGCAACCGGCCATGAAGGCGGCGTGTAAGGCTTCTTTGAGTCGCCACACTGCGACGTTGTGGAAATCCAAGCTGTCGCCGTGGCGGGTTTCAAGGGTCACGATGTCCATGTGTTTTTGGGCAATCAAGGTCAGGATGCTGTCGAGGGTGTTGGCGGTGGTGTTCATTTTGTACTCCTGCGTTGTTGTTGATGACGGTGACATGAACGCTTCATTCCGCACAGAAGACAAGTAGAAGATGCACGGACTTTTAAACTAAATTTTGATGCAACTTATGGGACTGTCGATACGCGCTTATGCCCGCCATCGCGGGGTTTCCCATGTGGCGGTGATGAAGGCAATCGAGGCTGGACGGGTCACGCCGGAGGCCGACGGTTCAATCAATCCGGAACGCGCTGATCGCGAGTGGAACCAGAACACGGTGTCTCCGCGCAAACGTCCAGCGACAGACAATCAAACTGCGCCGCAGGCGGTAGTGCGTGAGCAAACTGTAGAACCCACAACCAATAATTTATCGACCAACGGCACTTCGCTGTTACAGGCGCGCACCGTCAATGAAGTCGTCAAGGCGCAAACCAACAAGGTGCGACTGGCCAGACTCAAGGGCGATCTTGTCGATCGCTCTCAGGCCATCGCGCATGTGTTTCGCTTGGCACGCACCGAACGTGATGCTTGGCTGAATTGGCCAGCGCGCGTCTCGGCGCAGATGGCCTCGCAACTGAATATTGAGGCGCATGACTTGCACGTCATTCTTGAAACCGCTGTGCGCGAACATCTTGCTGAATTGGGTGAACTGAACCCTCGGGTGGAATAAACATGGATTACGAAGGCGCACTCGAAATCGAACGCGCCTGGTGTGAGGGGTTAATCCCAGACCCGATGCTGTCCGTCTCAGAATGGGCAGACCGCCATCGGATGTTGTCTTCGAAAGCGTCCTCCGAACCGGGGCGCTGGCGGACCAGCCGCACCCCCTATCTCAAAGCCATTATGGATTGCCTGTCGCCCACCTCTCCGGTGGAGCGCGTGGTGTTCATGAAGGCCGCACAACTCGGTGCAACCGAGTGCGGCAATAACTGGATTGGCTATGTCATCCACCATGCGCCCGGACCGATGATGTCTGTGTCGCCCACGGTGGAAATGGCCAAGCGTAATTCCAAGCAGCGTATTGATTCCTTGATCGAAGAATCGCCGGTACTGACCGAACTCATCGCGCCTTCACGAAGTCGTGATGCAGGCAACACGATCTTGGCGAAAGAATTTCGTGGTGGTGTACTGGTGATGACCGGTGCGAATAGCGCGGTCGGTTTGCGTTCCATGCCGGTGCGTTATCTTTTCCTCGACGAGGTAGATGGTTATCCGGTCGATGTAGATGGCGAAGGGAGTGCTGTGGCGTTGGCCGAAGCACGCACCCGCACGTTTGCGCGCCGCAAGATTTTTATTGTTTCAACACCGACTATTGCCGGTGTCAGCACCATCGAGCGCGAATACGAAGCGTCGGATCAACGCCGGTACTTTGTGCCGTGTCCGCACTGCGATCATCGGCAGTGGTTGCGCTTCGAGCAACTGCGCTGGGAACGCGACGAGTTTGGTAATCGCCCTAACACCGCCGCCTACGTGTGCGAGTCGTGCGAGGTTCCGATCCCGGAACACTACAAGACCTGGATGCTAGAAAACGGTGAATGGCGCGCACTGAATGAAGGTGCCAGCAAGACTGCCGGCTTCCACTTGTCCAGCCTGTACAGCCCCACTGGTTGGCGCAGCTGGCGCGAAATTGCAGCAGCTTGGGAGAGCGCCATCAACAAACAAAGTGGTTCGGCTTCTGCCATCAAGACGTTCAAGAACACCGAACTGGGTGAGACCTGGGTCGAGGAAGGCGAAGCGCCGGACTGGCAACGTTTGCTGGAACGCCGCGAGGATTATCGAATCGGCAGCATTCCTGCCGGTGGACTACTGCTCACCGCTGGCGCAGACGTTCAGAAAGATCGCATCGAAGCATCCATCTGGGCATTCGGTCGCGGCAAGGAAGCGTGGCTCGTTGAGCACCGCATTCTGGTGGGCGACACCGCGCGCAATGAAGTGTGGAATGCGCTCGGCAAACTGCTCGCTGAAACTTGGACACACGCTTCAGGTGCAGCCATTCCGCTGGTGCGACTAGCACTCGATACCGGCTTTGCTACGCAGGAAGCGTATGCCTTCGTGCGACAAATCAAAGACCCGCGCGTCATGGCTGTCAAGGGTGTGGCACGCGGTGCGGCCTTGGTGGGCACACCGACAGCAATCGATGCCACGACTGGCGGCAAGAAGCTGCGCCGGGGCATCAAGGTGTTCTCGGTGGCCGGTGGCATTGCCAAGCTGGAGTTTTACAACAACCTGCGCAAGAACATCGACACCGATGAGGATGGCGTGGTGCGTTATCCGGCAGGCTTTGTGCATCTACCCAAAGTGGATGCCGAGTTCACCCAGCAATTGTGTGCCGAGCAACTGGTCACCCGCCGCGACCGGAATGGTTTTGCGATACGTGAGTGGCAAAAGATGCGCGAGCGTAACGAGGCGTTGGATTGTTATGTGTATGCCAGAGCTGCCGCCAGTGCGTCAGGCCTTGATCGATTCGAGGAACGCCACTGGCAGGAACTAGAAAAACAACTCGGTGTGGCAACACCCGCTGACACGCTCAACCCAGACAGAAAACCAAGCGCCACAACCCATACAAGCGTTGCAGTTTCTGGCAACGAGAGAGTCGCACGCCGTGTGGTACGAAGCCGCTGGCTCACCTAACTGATGGAATGCCATGTCGCTGCAAGCACAGATCAACAGTTTTGTGGAACGCGTGGCGGCGAAGTTCACCGGCCTTGAGCAGCGTCTCAACGAACTTGCTGCACAAAGTGCCGGTGGCAATAGCAGTAGCGGCATCGCCTACACGCATTTGCAATCGGTACCGAACACCGTCTGGACGATCAACCACAACCTCGGGATGCGTCCCTCAGTGTCGATTCTCGATACAGGGGGCAACGAGGTCGAGGCCGATGTCGTCCATACCAACACGAATCAACTTGTCATCCACTTCGCCATCCCGCTTGCCGGGCTGGCGAGATTAACCTGAAAGGAAAACCCTCATGTCACGCAAGCAACTCTCTGATTTAGATTTTGGTGGTGTCGCACGCATTCGTAATCTGCCAGCCCCCGTGAATCCCGATGAACCGGTCCGCCAGCAGGATTTGAATTCGGCGGTAGAAGGTCTGGGCTGGAAAGACTCCTGCCGCGTCGCAAGCCAAGCCAACGTCAACTTGTCCTCACCTGGTGCGTCTATTGATGGCATCACGCTGACTGTCGGTGACCGTGTGCTGATCAAAGCGCAGACCGTTGGCTCGGAGAACGGCATCTACATCTGGAACGGTGCAGCGGTCGCCATGACCCGCAGTCTGGATTCTTCGACCAGTGTTGAGTTGGAACAGGCGGTCACCACGGTTGAGGAAGGCACTTCGGCTGGCACCAGTTGGCGACAATCTGTAGTCAACTTCGTTCTCGATAGCGGAGACGTGACGTGGCTGCAATTCGGTACCGCAATTGGTGCTGCGTCTGAAACCAGTTCCGGCATTGCCGAGATCGCTACCCAGTCGGAAACCGATGCGGGCACAGATGATCAACGCATCATCACCGCGTTAAAACTGAATGCCTGGGCGAACAAGACCCGTCGCGCGCAAGCCACTATCGGTGATGGCAGCAGCACGCAGTTCGACGTGAACCACAATTTTGCGACACGCGATGTCGTGGTTCAGGTGTATCAGGCCTCCGGCAATTACGAGCAGGTCACCTGCGATGTCAGTCTGCCCACGACCAATACCGCGCGTCTCAACTTTGCCGCAGCCCCTGCGAGCAATGCATACCGCGTTGTGGTGATGGGTTAAGCCGTGAAGGATTTGGCTTTCCGTTCGACACCAATTGTGTCGGCGTTACCTGCAGCGTCGGCAGCCCTCACCGGGGTGATTGTCAGTTTATCGACTGATGGTCATCCCTACTGGTGCGATGGCACAACGTGGACGGATTTAACGCTGCTTGGGGCTGATGCAAGGTTGACGACTGCGCGCCTGACTGCAGATGTCACCAGTAACACCACTACGGTTGCCAACGTCACGGGACTGGCGATTGCGCTTGATGCCAACAGCACGTACTCAATCGAAGCAAAGGTCATGTTTCAAACGGCATCGACCACGACCGGCATTCGACTGACGCAAGCGATACCGACCGGCGCAACAGTGGTCGCGCAATGGAACACGCCAACGTCGCTGACAGCCCGCACGCTGGCCAACCAACGCGCTGCCAATACGGGTGCGGCCACAACGGCAATTGATGCGGCCAACTCTAATTCACTGGCCACTGGCTCGTTGCTTGTGATCACTGCTGCAACCGCCGGCACACTTCAAGTTCGGTTTGCTTCTTCCAGCACCACCAATGCGGTGGTGAAAGCCGGCAGCAATCTCGTCGCACTCAAGATCGCCTAAACCAACATGGCCTACACACAAGAACAACTGGATGCCCTCGAAGCGGCACTGGCCAAGGGCGAGAAGCGAGTGTCGTTCGGCGACAAGAGTGTCGAGTACCGCACGGTTGAGGAATTGCGTTTGGCGATACGTGTGGTCGAAAGAGGGCTGGCAGATCAGGCAACTTCTACTGGATTGATTCCGCCTTCACCCCGACAAATTCGCATCACCACTAACAAAGGACTCTGATGAGTTTCTATGCCTCACTTAAACGCCGCCTGTTTGGCGGCACACCAACGTATGACGGTGTGGGCTTTGGCCGCCGCGCTCAAGCTTGGGCTCCAGGTAATCTGGGCGCAGTCGCAGCACTCTCATTTGCGCAGGATGAACTGCGTGCAAAAAGCCGCGATCTCGTCAGACGCAATGCGTGGGCCGCTGCAGGCGTCGAAGCGTTTGTCGCAAACGCCATCGGCACAGGTATCAAACCACAGTCGATGGTGACAGACAACAATCTGCGCGAGCAAATCCATTCAGTGTGGTGGGACTGGTGTGCTGAGGCCGATGCCGCAGGAATCACCGATTTCTATGGGCTGCAATCACTCGCCTTGCGAGCCATGCTCGAAGGTGGAGAAGCCTTCATTCGTATCCGCTACCGACGACCAGAAGATGGTCAACTTGTTCCGATGCAATTACAGGTGCTCGAACCCGAACATGTGCCCGTCACCTACAACGCGGTTGCTGATAACGGAAATGCAATTCGTTGCGGTATTGAATTCGATAGTTTAGGTCGGCGAGTGGCCTACTGGATGTACCGGTCACACCCGAATGACGCACTACTTGCTCCCATGAGTAGTCAAGGCGGCAATCTGATTCCGGTGCGTGTCCCTGCCTCGGAAATCATTCACCTGTTCCGGCCACTACGACCTGGACAGATTCGAGGTGAACCTTGGCTTGCGCGAGCATTGGTCAAACTCAACGAGTTGGATCAATACGACGATGCTGAACTGGTACGCAAAAAAACAGCGGCCATGTTTGCGGGTTTTATCACTCGCCTCTCACCCGAAGATAGCTTATTGGGTGAAGGCGTGGCCGATCAAAACGGCGTTGCGCTGGCTGGGTTAGAGCCTGGCACGATGCAAATTCTCGAACCAGGCGAGGACATTAAGTTCTCTCAACCGGCAGATGTCGGCGGTTCCTACTCGGAATTTCTACGAATGCAGTTTCGTGCCGTTGCCGCTGCCATGGGTATTACCTACGAGATGCTCACCGGCGATTTGTCGATGGTGAACTACTCGTCTATTCGTGCTGGCCTGCTCGAATTTCGTCGCCGCTGTGAGGCCATCCAGCATCACGTCATCGTGCATCAGTTTTGCCGACCACTTTGGCGCGCATGGATCGCGCAGGCGGTTTTATCCGGTGCACTCAACTTGCCGGACTTTGTGCGTCGTCGGCGCGAATATGAATCAGTGAAGTGGATTCCACAGGGATGGAAATGGGTCGACCCGATGAAAGAAACCGAGGCGATGAAATCGGCCATTCGCTCCGGCCTCATGAGCCGCTCCGAGGCCATCTCAGCGAACGGGTATGACGCCGAGGATGTGGATCGTGAAATCGCTGCCGACAATCAGCGTGCCGACGAACTGGGGCTCATCTTCGATTCCGACCCGCGCCATGGCAAGTCGGGTGAAGTACAGCAAGCCAGCAATCAACCCGCCACACAACCCAACGATCAACTCGTACAGGAATCTTAAACCATGCAACTACCTCATATAGCAGCGCGCCTCTATGGCACGCCGCTCCTGATCAATCGCGCAAAACTTGATGTCATTCTGGCTGTGCTCGGGGATCGTATCGGTCATGCTGGACCAGTTTTAACTGACCTACCCAAGCCAGAAGCGTCTATGTTTGCAAGCCGCGCCGGGAACGAAAACAACCCACCCGGCATTGCCGTTATTCCGGTGCAGGGCACGCTGGTCAAACGTACCTTGGGCTTAGAAGCCGCCTCAGGTCTAACCAGTTACGGAGACATTGCAGCGATGCTCGATGCTGCAGTGCGCGATCCCAATGTGCGCGGCATCTTGCTTGATGTCGATTCACCCGGGGGTGAGACAGGCGGCGTGTTCGAACTGGGTGAAGCAATTCGCGCAGCCTCCACCATAAAACCCGTGTGGGCAGTTGCGAATGACAACACCTTTTCTGCGGCGTATGCGATTGCCTGCGCAGCGTCTCGCGTGATCGTCACCCGTACCGGTGGTGTGGGCAGCATTGGTGTGATTGCCATGCACGTTGACCAGTCAGTCGCAGATGCAAAAGACGGCTTTCGATACACCGCCATTACCGCCGGCAAAAACAAGAACGACTACTCACCGCACGAACCCCTTTCCACTGAAGCGCAGTTGCGCTTGCAGACCGAGGTGAACCGTCTCTACGACCTCTTTGTAGCGCATGTCGTGACGATGCGCGGCTTATCAGAAGAGGCAGTGCGTGCAACAGAAGCCGGTCTGTACTTCGGGCCAGAAGGTGTGGTCATCGGACTCGCCGATGCCGTCAGCAGCTTCGAGGAAACACTCACCGAATTCACTTTATTTATCACCTCGCAGGGCCGTTCGCGCAGTCCGGTCCGAGCGCAATCTCAGGTCGGCTGCGCAATTCATTCTCAACAGGAGAACACCATGCAACAAGACGTTCAAGAAGCCCCCTTGCAAGCAGCACCAGATGCACCCAAAGAAACACAACAAGAAATCGTGCCGGCAGTGGAAACAATCCCGGTGACTGAGGCGGCAGTGCGAGTGACCGAAGCCCGCACGGAAACACGTCGTGAAATTCAGTCGATCGCCGAGCTTTGTTTATTGGCAGGCATGCCCGGTAAAGCAGTCGAATACATCGGACAAGGTAAGACTGAAGCCGAGGTGCGTCAGTTACTGGTCACGATGAAATCTGCACAGCAATCGCCAGAAATCTTATCGACCATTGATCCAGACAAAGCCTCTGCCCCACTCACAGCTGCCAACAACCCGCTACTCTCAGCAGTCAAACAACTCAACCGAAAGGAGTAATACAGCATGGCTTCTATCATCGAACAAAACAATCTTGCCGACCTCGTTAAATATGAGGAGGAGTGTCTCAACTACTCAAGAGAAAACATCACGGTGGCTTCTGGTCAGAGTCTTGCCATAGGCACTGTGCTCGGACGAAAAACAGCGGATGGCAAGGTTCACGCACTGGATCCTGCTGCCACCGATGGTACTGAAACCGCAATCGGCTTGCTGATCGAAACCGTTGATGCCACCTTGATTGACCGCAACAGCTTGTTGCTTGCGCGTCATGGCATCGTGGCCAGTAAAGCTGTGGTCTGGCCTGTCGGTATCACCGCACCACAAAAGCTGGCAGCGATCGCGCAACTCGAAAGCCTTGGCATTCTGGTGCGCCAATCAGCTTAAGTCGCAACTGAAAAACAGTTATCGCAATTCCTAGCCGCCCTTGAGGCGGTTTTTTATTTTGGAGAAAAATATGCAAAACCTTTTTAACAATCCAGCCTACTCGATGGCCAGTCTGACTCAGGCCATCAATATCATTCCCAATCGCTATGGGCGACTGGAACAAATGGGGCTGTTTACCCCGCGCCCCGTCATCCACCGCAGTGTGATGGTGGAA